AAGTATAAGAAGAATCTCCTTGAACAATACTTAATGCTCCTGTCATTGTTCCACCAGAGAGTGGTAGAGCGTAAGAGCTGTAGTTGGCACTATCTAATACTTTTTTCCAAGTTTGAGCTACATAATTTCTTGTTTGTCTAATCCATAAGTCATCGGTACCGCTAGTGGGAGAGTACATTTGGAATGCCCATTGACCATTCTTGACATGGTCGAAATCCCAACGGTGACCGTAATAGCCAATTGGAAGATTAGACGCATTACTAGCAACGTGCCAATACCCCTGAGAAATAGTGTTCATATTGGTATTTGGGTAAGAACCATCACAGCGGAAGTAATTAGTTCCATCAACACCATCTAGTGTACCAGCATTGTAGGATGTCGAACCAGCTGGACCAGTGGGACCAGTTGAGCCAGTAGGACCTGCTGCACCTGTTGCTCCTTGTATACCTTGAGGTCCAGTCGAACCTGTTAATCCTTGAATACCTTGAGCACCAGCAGCACCTGTAGGTCCAGTTAAACCTGTTAATCCCTGAATACCTTGCGCACCTTGGGGACCTTGGGGTCCAGTAGCACCCACAAGACCACTATTTGATCCTACCCAAGCACCAGAACTATCTATAACAACCGTTCCACCTACTGTCACCCCACCAGTAAAACTTGGACTAGCTATGGGAGCAGCATCGGTAATACCATATCCGCTTAATGTGGTTGGAGGACTACTTATCTTACTCCAATCCAAGCCTGTTATCCAACTAGGATTACTGTGAGATTCATTCGTGTATATGCCATTAGTAACAGTAGCAGCGTTCCCACTCGTGTCGTTGGTAATCGTTCCTGTAATGAAATGCGATGTTACTTTAGTTAATGCCATGTTTTTTAATTTTTTTTATCTGCGTAAGAGCTATTCTCTTCCCGAAGTCATTTCTGCATTTTGTTCTGCAACTGTTTTAACATATCCTTTAACAAAAGCATCAGTTACTATCTCTTCTCTAGTACTAGGAATTGCATGATTAGCATCAAGTGCCGCTGTAGTATATATTAATACTATTTCGTCAATTGCTTTCCTTGCTCTATTACTCATAAAATTCTGAGCATGAGATTCAGCGTCATCGATGCCTACAAAGTCCAGTGCTTTTAATTGTGTTTCATTTAGTGTTATTGTATAATCTGCCATTTGTATTTTATATTAATTGTTATCCTAAAAAGTGAAAGCTGAGTTGTGAATAGTTCCCACTGTATACTTGAGGTGTAGAAGAAGAAGCAGAAGAATATGCAGCTGGCTTCAATACATCTCCTACTGCACAGTCTATTACTCCTGTTACGGTTGTTTGTCTCCAAGGACCACCACCTTGAGCCATAGAATTTGAATTCATCATCATTGTGGAATTTTTATAAATCCTAAACTGCACATCACCAGAGGTTTGACCAGACATTGGTGAGAAGGTACACAGATATCTACCAGCCTTAGAACAGGTAAATGAACCTGTGGTTGCTAAGTCACCACCTATATTATGTTGTAAAGACCAACCAGTGACAAAGTTGTTTCCATAGCCTTCATTAAGAGTGCCATTTTTATGTGCCCTAGCACTAGGCTGAAAAGGCATCGAAACTTCTCCAGTCGATGAGATGCGCATACGTTCTGTCCATAATCCGTCGTGCGTTACAAAAGTTAAACCCGAATTTGCACCACTTGATGCAATACATCCATAACTACTATTATTAGGAGAAACTCCTAACCTCAATGCATTACCCGAAAAAACAAGATTTGATACACCCGCATCATCAGCAGTATTTGAATTAAGCGCACTTATAGTTGGAATACCCGCTGCGTTGTTAGATGCAATTACTCTACCACTAAAAGTAGCAGCACCCGTAATAAAATTAAACTCTGATGCCGCAAATTGAAGCGGTACATTGGCATCTCTCGCATCATTTAAAGCAGATAATCTTAATTTACTAGAGACTTCTTCAAATTCGTAGTTAAAATTAGTACTTGTTCTAATATGCAATTTTGATGAAGGCGAAGAAGTTCCAATACCCACGTTGTCGCTGTTGCTTATATTTAACACATTTCCACCTGATACATAATTTCTAAAAAGAAGTGTACCATCATTGCCTATCAACATACCCCATTTTCCAGCACCTGTGCTTAATCTTTCAACAATTACTTCAGGATAGTTTGATGTGGCTGATACAACCAATGCTTTAGCACTACCACCCAGACCAACTGGCGAAGTAGTTCCAATACCCACGTTGCCATCACCTTTTAGAACTAATTGATTTGTATTACTTCCAGTACCTAACATTAAAGTTGTAGCTGCGTTAGTATAGGCAGGTGAGCAGTAAATTGTTCCACTAGTTGCACCACCTTGATTATATTTCATTGCAATACCAAAAGCAGTAGAACTTCCACCAACTGTTAATTCTCCTCCATACTGATTAGCAGCAATATAGCTTGATTTAAAAGTAGCTAAACCTGTTGGAGATAGGTATAATGCATCAACATTAGTGTCAGCACATCTTATTGTGAAATCATCATTGTTTTGATTGTATCTACCAGCGGTTACATTCCAATTTCTAGACCCTGTGGTGTTTACTAACTTTAATCCTCTAGCTTCTGACCCAGCACTAGATTGAGTGATTTTAAGCATTTCATTTGCCTCTATCTCCCCACTAAAAATAGCATCTCCATTATAATTTAACCTTAATCGCTCGGTTAAAGAATTACTCCCATTATTGGTTTTAAAAACTAAATTAGCAGAATATTGAGACCCAGATGTCTCAGAATATATACTTGACTTAGCTAAAAGACCTCCACCAAAACCACTACCTGTTCTTCCAATTAATTCTAGCGTAGCTATGCTAGAATTAGCTTGAACCGATATAGTAGAACCTACATTTACATTTCCACTAAAAGTTGAACTTGTACCATTCATTGTAAGAACAGTAGCATTATTAGTTCCTATTTCTAAATTTCCATTATAATGGTTATATATATAAGCATTATCAGTACTAGAATTATTATATAATTTTAAACCATTTGAAGCTCCTGATGAAGAAGCAATTACTAAACCACTTGTAGTTGTGGCATTTATTCTTACTGCACCACCAGCCGTTACACTACCACTAAATGTTGGACTAGCAATAGGAGCAGCATCAGTTATGCCGTATCCGCTTAATGTAGTTGGTTTACTAGATACATTAGCGAAAGTTATTCCTGTAATGTATCCACCACTACCATGATCTCCCCAACCGTGAGCGGTATCTGCTTTAGTTCCTTGTGCTGCTGTAGCATAATCGGTAGATGCTGTAGTAGCTACAGAACCTAAACCTAAAGATGTTCTTGCAGCCGAAGCTGATGTTGCTCCTGTACCACCTTTTGCTATTGGTACTGTGTTTAATGTTAACGCACCAGTGTTCGCTAGGGTAGCATCTCCGCTTACCGTTCTAGCTATTGCGTTAGCATTCGAATCTCCTACAAATATCTTAGCATTGGCTAGTGATTCCGTTAAGGCTACCGAACTAAATGATATGATTTCAACGGTTGATCCTTGTGGTACGACAACACTATTATCAAAGGTTAATGTCGTTCCGCTAACACTGTAGCCTGTTTTTTGTTGGTATACTCCATCGATGAATACTTGAGTTTTATCCTCATGATCTATTGCAGTACTTAGTGTAAATGAGTTTTGTCCTGAACCATTAGTTACTTCAAATGTATTCCTATACAGAACACTGCTACCACCAACTCCTGTGAGATCAATAGTAAATGATCCTCCATCTTTTTGGTTAAGCGTGATTGTGTTATTAGCAAATGATCCGCTAATGATATGATCGTCATATGCAGCCTTCCAATTAGCTGGAGTACCAAAACCAGACTCTACGGAGAATTGATCATTCTTAGTCCATACCGCACCATTGTAGACTATGATGTCTCCAATAGCAAAGTATTGTCCCTTGCCTCTAGAAGTAAACGAGCTTGTCCCAGCAACAGAAGTCGTATAGTAATCCCCAGGGCTATTGTTCCTAGTTGAATTACTAATCGCTGGTGCATTTAATAATGCATTCCAACTTCCCTTGTTTGTTACTAATGCTACGTTACCACTCATCTAATTCTTTATTTTCAAAAAAGTAAGGACAACTAAATCGCTGCCCCTACCCAAACTTCCAAACAACCAAATAAGGAATCTTTAGACTAAATCTTTCTCCATTAGAACTTTAGACTCAATTGTTTTTAGCATCTTCGGATTCTCAAGGAGAAACTTTGCGAACAATTCGTAAATCTTCTTCTTATCAAAACCCTTAGTACTGAGTATCAAATCCTCCTCTGGCATAAAAACAAATTGTTGCTTTTTAATGTCATTCCTAATGATGCCAATTTCTTTAGCTTCCTTAATGGTTTGGATTATTTTTGACAAGTTTGACTTTACAGCAGCTAAGAACTTTGCTGGGTTTTTTTCCGCTATATCCTCAATCATGTCTCTTTTCTCTTCTTCGCTCTTGTCTTTATCAGACCTACTGCCAAGTACTGAGACTAATACATCTATCATGTGTGGAGATAATTGCAAAGCTTCTAACATTGCTTCTTTCCTTGCCTTACGGTCAACTCTAGATACCTTTGCCTTTACTTCTAGATCTTCTTTTTTCCATATTGCTGGAATACTCTGGTCTCTATTAGGATTACTTGCATTCATATTTGAATACTCCATAAACATATACTTGTTATGGTCTGAGGCTCTCTTTGGATCTAAAACTATCCTACCAAAATTATCACTTGAAAAAAACAAGTCTTGACCAAGAATTATTGAACCATCTGCATTTGCTCCTTTTGAATAAGCTATATGAATTGGTCTTGGATTAGTTCCATCTTCATCGGTAACTACTATTTGATCTCTAAGTTTGAATTGATAAGAAGCTGGTATTATATATCTACCAGGATTGTCTGGATCTTTTATTATATCGTGATATGTATATATTACCGTTTTAGTAAACGGTTTCTTCATCCACTCTGGGTAATTATTGTAATCTGAATTTTTCATATTATTAGTTGCTTGTTGTTTAAAAAAAGAAGGGAGCCCCCCTATGAGGACTTCCCTAATTATTAATTATTATGCAGATAACTTGAGTCTACCGAAATTTTCGGCTCCAGTTATTTCTAGTCCTTCCCAACTTTTATGGGAATATCCAAGAACAGAAGTTCTGTCGGTTGGTGTTTCTGCCAAGCCTCCAGTTTCGATTTCGTGGTATCTTCCCGATAATCCATTAGGAAGATTTAAGTATCTACCTTGAATACGAGGAACGCTTGATCCATCCATAGTTCCCACTTGACCACTAGGTACAAAGTATGCTACATCTGGGTATATACTACCAGCAGCAGAAGTTGTTCCTGAGTTTTCAAAAGCAGCTAACTTCTTCTTATGATAAGTCCTATCATAAATAGTGAAGGATTGTATGCCCATATCTACAGCTTTAGCTTTAGAAGACCCTTTTCCGAATGCATCATACTTAACTCCACCAGAGGCAAGTAATCCATCAAAAACGTCATCGATAGATGCGCTCATATCCCCACCTACCCAAAGGTGTCCTTCGTCAGGTGATTTTTTAGCATCTAGTTTTCTAGAAAAAGCTCTCCAATCAGCCTTATCCAAGTATGCAGGTCCAGTGTTGTTTGATGCATCATGAATTGATCCAGCTTCTAATATATAGCTGTTCAATCCCTTAGTCATTGGAACTGCACCACCAGCAGCATCTGCTGCGATAACCTTCTTACCCATAAGGAAAGCGTTACCTATTTTTGCACGGTGCTTCATGAAGGCAAGGTGCGATTGCAATTGGAAATAATGTGAGGCACCATTGAAGTCTAATTCAACTTTTGATCCTAATGAGATGTCTGTTGCCTCAGTATATGTATCAAAGTATTGTAGTTGATTTGACCTTTTTGTGGTTCCAGTAATAGCCATTTCAGTTGCAACGCTTCCTTCAGCAACACCACTTGTAGGGAATGTTACAACAGCATTGTCAGCTATTGTTAGTAATCCAGCGTTTGGGTTTTGAACAGTCAACGCATCACCACTAATCGCCTGAACAAATCCAACGCTCCCATCAGGTCCGACAACGAAATCTCCAACTTGTGCTCTAACACCATGTCCAGTTTGAAGAGTTAGTGTACCAGTACCAGCACCAGGTATGGCTGCAAGTCCATTACCTGAAGAACCTCCTACGTTAGCTGATTGAAACACCTTATCTTGAGTGTAGTTGAAAAACTCCTTATTGTCTGTTGCAGTGTACTGACCCATCATTTCTAACAAGTCCACAATACCTGTGAATTCATCGTGAACGTCAATATACTTAGAGAGAATCTCTCGCTTTTGTATGTCCGTGTAAAACGGAATTGTACTTAATCTTAAATTTGCCATTTTATTAAATGTTTTTAAATGTTTTTATTTGATTTTTACCGAATTCTTAAATGCTTCTAAAGAGTAAGGATCTAATCCAGCCGTACCATTTGTAGGCTTTCTTCCTGTAGCTTTAGGCTTATTCTTTAAATTCTTTTCGACAAACTTTTTTTGACCTAAATTATTTCCGTGCTTGTATAAATTCTCCTTAAACCCTTGAGGATTGTTTGAGAATGCAACTAGCTGAGATAATTTATTCCAATCAGTTTGTCCATCTTTGACAACTGTTTTTTGAAGCCATTCTACTGGACTCAAAGCAGCATCAATTATTTTGCTTGGATCGATATCTAGTTTTAAGGCATCGACACCTTCAGCAATTTCAACCGAGAGCTTATTGTCTTTGACGACACTCTTTAGTTGATCGGCTGCAAATCTTCGCTGCTCATTTCTTTGCTTGACCATTTCTGCTTCGTCTACTTTAGGCTGCCCTTCAAGGGTTGGAGCCATGAACTCATTCTGAGTATTGACGAAAGCTGATCGTGCTTGATTTGCTTCCTTCTTCAATTTTGCTAGAGCAACTTTGCCTTCAAGACCATCATCGTCTCTAGCATTAAATTTTTCTAAAACCTCCTCTTGAAAGAGGTGATCCATTACATCTTGACTTAAATCAAGATCTTTATAGTCTTCTTGATGTTTGATTCTCAGTATGTCGATATCACTCATCTTTGAATAGTCAGTACTGTTTGCTTGTAGGAAGGGTTTTATGTCTCCAGTTTGCTTGTAGTAATCGTACATCTTTTTAAAGAATGGATCACTTAGTACTTTACTAACTTCTTTTAGTTGGTCTATATCTTGTATTACTCCGTTGGTTTCCGCACCGACATCGAATATTGGGGTGGATTCCTTAACTTCTTCTGTTGGTTCATCTGCCTGAACAGTTTCACTCTGAACTTCCTCAACTTCCTCGCTTGTATCCTCTGTTGCTTCGTCCTCGGTTTGATCACTATCAGTAGTATCTTCAGTAACCTCCTCTTCAGCCTCATTAGTAACCTCTTCATTGTTTTCTTCCGTATCCGTTGACTCTTCTTGTTTAGCATCTGGATCAGGTAAAGTAAGATTATCGTAATCAATAGTTTGAGAACCGACTCCCTCTTGTATTTCATCTATCATATTATTCTAATTGGTTGTTTATTGGAATTACTTTCTGTAACTCCTTTTTGTTTTTTTGTTCTTAGGTACGCAGTTGGGTACTTTTTTACCACCTTTCTTTTTCATACCCACCATTTTGTGTGTACTCCAACATGGATCTTTCTTTTGCCTTACTGCCATCGTTTCACAAAATTATTGAGGGGTTTATGAAACCTTTGTTCTCTCACCAATTCAATACGATTACATACAGAAGAGTTATCAATCCGACTACCCAATACACACTATTCTCACTTGAGATTGGTGCGTTATCTAGTGGATCCCAAAAATTCATTAGTACATACAGCCACAGGCTGATTTCTTACGACCACATCTCGTACATCTTTTATTTCTCATTATTTCTTTTTGGGTTTTGAGTGTCCATATCCTTTTTTCTTTAGTTCTAGATGTTTAGCGTAAGTGGCAGCCTTTACAGGCTTACCAGACTTGCTATACATTATATGTGGCGTAAACTTTGCCATTAGTACTTACCCATTTTCTTTTTTGACGAGTATGCTTTTTTCTTCTTTTTGGCTTTCATATTTATGATTGGTTAATAGTTGAACTTAAAACATCCGAACCCATCTCTTCATCCTCCATTGACATCGTGTGATTTGATACTAGCTTACACATATCAATGAATTCATCTTGAGAATAGGTGAATTTCATCATATTGATTTTTGGATATACCAATTGAATATTGTCGATGTAATAGCCCTTATTACTATCTATTCTATCTATGGATATGTTGTGTGATTTTCCCATCATTGTCCAACCAATTGGAATCCCTGAGAGGCTACAAACTTTACCTTGATCTAAGTAAACCTTCAGGACATCCTCAATTGAAATATCAAATTCAATCTTCCTTTTCTTTGCGTTCTTATCGAACTTGTTAAACCAGGATATGCTAATCCCTTTTTTAAAATCTACTTTTCTACTCCTCCTCAACGGCAGTTACTTTACCCTTCGCACTTATTTCAGTAGATACAATTTTTGCATCCGCATTTTTATCTGTCTGATACGCTCTTGCCCTAGATTTTTCTTGTTCTTGGATATTCAATCCTTGCATTTTCAATTGCTCAATTTGCATTTTCCACTGCCCCTGTGCGTTGATTTGCTCCATCTTAGATTGATGCTCCATTTGTATTTTTTGCTGCTCGGCCTGCTGATTCATTTGTAGAGACTGCTGTTGTGATTGTGCATTAACCTCCATGTTCTGCCTTTCAAGCATTGCCTTTCGTTCCTCGTTCTTTTTGATCCTTGAATCGAGATATAGTTTTTGCTGGTAGAGATTAGTCATACCCTCAATCCATATGACATCGCTAAGTGTTATTTGACCACTTTGTAATGCTGTTTCAAGTCGTTGAACCATTAACTCTTTTTCATACATATCGGGATGATTGTTGAAGTATATTCCCAGATTCCTAAAGCTTACATCTTTGGATAACTTAAAGAACTCCATTGAGTTACTTCCTAAAGCTTTTTGATAGCCCATGATTGTACCATCCTCGGCTGCATCTTGGATTCTCATCATTAATGATCTACATAGCTTTTCTGTTACTTTTTGTTCGGCAGTCATTAAATAGTTAATCGCATTGTTGGTGCTTTGTTGAGCCATTTGTCCAACGGATTTTAACATTCTAGCGTTTGGTGTCGAGCCATCAGTGATCTCGTTAAATCCAGTGATGTCTCTTAATAATTGCATCTCTTGTTGGATTATACCGAAGTATCTATCAGCTTCATCTTTGATACCATTATCAAGTTCACGAATAGGAATATCTGCGGAGACCTCGCCATCATCATCAACTTTGCGATACATTAGGTTACCACTAAAGGCATACATGGCTAGGTTATCCTTAAAAGGTATTTTCTGTCCTCCAACGGTGACATCATTCATACTGTTTGCCTCAATCAAAATACCCTTAGGCTTTGCACGAGCAATTACATTTTGTAGTTTAAACCAAGCGATGTGAAGGGCTTTGTCTATTGCCATTACCTGGTCTCCAAATGCAAATGTTTTATTCTCGTATAACTTGGGTGCGACAACATGATAATTTAGATGTCCTTTCTTTAAATCATTGGCATCCCTTTTCATATTAGTAACCAGCTTGGCTCCAAAATAATAATCAGTATCTAGTACCCATCTACATTCATAAACAAGATCGTAGTTAGCATTAATTATTTGCTTATTCTTTTTACCTCTAGTCTTATGTCCAAAGACAGTCTTCCCATCCTCTTTCTTAATAGACTCATAAGGTATTTCAGAATGAGAAACGAACTGCATTACACCAACGTGCTTCATTATATTATTCTCCTGTGTAGCTCGTTGCGTTCTAGTATGATTGTATCTCTGTTTAGATGTACTTGATTGGGCCATTGCCTCAAACTCAGCAGTTTCGTATTCTTCAGGACTTGAGAAGTTTTTGATTTGTCCAATTGACATCTCCTCAATATGTCCGCACATTGTAATATCATTATGATAGGGATCATTGGTAGGATCGCAGAAGAAGTCTTCATAACGAACATACTTAGGTTTAATCTCCCCATCAAAGTCTATGTCATCCATTACAATACCAGCACCATGAGTAATTAAATCATCAATTACTTGGCTACGGATCTCATCGTACTTATTGTCGGTTAATATTAGATTAAGAGCAGATTCACATTCATAGGCTGCCTGATGCTTATATCCAAACTTCATATGCAATTCTGCCTCCTCTAATGTTTGTGGATCTTCCTTTGATAACCCTACTTCTTGAGGTGTAATACCAGCTTCAGCAAGTTCTGCTGCCATGATGAGTTTTGATTGCAACTCAGCGTAATACATCTCCTTATCATCTTGAGCTACAGGATCAATAGCTTGTACATCTATATCATATCCAGCTTTCTCAACAATCGAATGGATCATCTTAAATACCTTTGATACAATAGGTAGTGGTGACCAATCTATACGCATTTGACTAGCATCACCATTCGCTAGTTCTTTAGGCACTAATATCTTTTTAAATTGATTTGTATCTGGCCTACCAAGCATATGAAGTGTTCGCTCCACTGCTTTATGTCTATCGTTATAGAATGCTTTTGATGTGCTGGTGTATACATCCCAGAATTTTCTTACTTGACCTACTATCCAATCCTTTTTCTTCTTATCAGAAAAGGAAACATCATGCGAGTCATTAATATACGATTGATTCATATTTATATCATTGATATGTCACTAAAATCAAAGTCATTATAGTTTTCTTCGGACTCTTCATTTATTGCAATCTTTTTGGTTCTCTTTAATCTATAAGCTGCCACTATTGCCCAACCACCTGCCATAGTAGCATCATTCTTTGTACTGTTCTGGATATCAAAATCCAGTAAGTCGTTTAGCAGTCTAGGGAATATTATCTTCTCTGTATTATTCTCTATGTAACTAGCAAACGCACTAGCCAACTGCTCTTTTGAGGCAACTCCTGCTGAGATACCTCGTTGTGTCTTTCTTCCTCCCTTTGGTCTAATCAACCAAGGACTGTATCCTCTTCTGTCAAAGTAGTTTAAAAACCCACTCTTGTTATTCTCTACCAGCACCTTACATCCAAAAAAGTAAGCTGCCATTAAGCAATCCTCATAAAAGTCATCAGGATCATCAGGTCTATCGAGGTATTCAAATAAGAATGTTTCACTCAGATCACTATCTAATCCATCATACTTATGGAAGCCATAACAGCCCCCCATACTCATCCTTTTTTGATCTACGATATCTACCGTTTTATGATCAAATGGATCGACTCCAATAACTACGTTACTATTAAGTGGCTTCTTCTTTTTATCACCCTCAACATGGTTCCAGTCTTGGCTTAAATCCACGTTTTTATGCAATAAGAAGCGTCCACTATTGCTTGCGACAAAATTAACTAGGGTGTCTTTCACATCATCCTCCCACACAAAATTGCCCTGAATGTACATCGGCTCTGACATGAATGATATCACGGATAATTGCTCATTTAGCTTGAGTACATTAAATGGACAGAGATCAGCATCACGATAGAATGCCTCCTCTATGGTCCAAGGAAATTTTCTTATGTAACTGGCAAGTTGTCTTGGGTTTCCGCTTAAGGAGTCTCTGATTTGCTGTTGGTAGGGCTTGGCTTTAAACCTATCGCACATACCATACTCATCCATGAAATCTTCATCGTTTTCATAGGCTGGAGTGAATAGTCTACATAAGCCAGATTTCGTTCTATTGAGACCCTTGTCTCGCTCTTGCCATCCACTACCCATCCATAGTTCTTGTGCTGGGGCACTTCCTCCCTCTTCTACTGTGGAGGTGAAGTATGCCTTACCTATTATACTCTTGGAGCCCAGAGACATAGTAGGCTTGACAATACTCCATCCTTCTACAATATTTGCCTTTGGGTCCTTGACATCAATCTTTGCAAACTCATCTCTTATGTATCTAATAAGCTTTTGGGAGTCATAGGCTAGGTTATCGCTAGATTTGAAGGTTACATCAGAGTTTAGTTCTTTTGCTCCTTTAGTAAGCTTTTGAGCACTGGCTGGGAATCTAAATCCTAGAGTAGATTGAATCTTCTTGTAGTCGTATACTGGTTGGAAGAAATCAGGTAAGTATTTAAAACTACCAATAACTTTTGTAAAGAATGACTTAGCATCATCTCTAGTTTTTGATTGGATTCCAGATTGTACATTGAACATCCTACTTGGTGGATCAAAGGCAGCTAACGCAGCACGAGCTGTCTTGCCACTTCGTCTTCTAGTACATTCTATTAATCCATAAGAGTCTGGGTTCTCTACACACCACTGCCAGTACAACCAAGTTCTTCTGTCGCTGTCTCTATAGTCTGGATAGCCTATGTCAATCTTCCACCAATTAAGATACATATAGTGGAGTCCTGTAATGTAGGTAGGCTTTCCTTTACACATAAACCAAACTCCATTAAGCCTCTTGAACCATTCTTCGTTTCTATAACCCTCTAACTTTGGATCAAAGTACAGCTTATCGTATCTCTGTTTTTCCTTTTCTCGCTCTCGCTCATCATCGTATTCAAATCCTGGAATATGCCTAAACCACTTTTGATTTACGTTAACCTTTGATTTTTTAAATACTGGAACCTTAATCCATTCCTTTTGAACATAGTCGTAGACCATACCTACTGGTGGTATGTTTACCTTTACCTCATATACTAGCTCTGTTATTCCTTCCTCGTGCTTAATAAACATCTCCTAGTTTAGCTACATCTTCAGGGAAGCTGCCCTGTCTTGTTTTTGCTGTCAACTCCTTTGCTAAATCATCACCCTGAAACAGCTCTAGTTCATGTTTTTTAATTCTACCTAAAGTCTCCTCGGCAAGCTCAAGCATTTGACTCTTAATCTTCTGTCCCTCCAGATAAGCCTTATCATTTGAAAATTCTGTGAATTTCTTTGATACATCGGAAATGAGTTTCCATAGGTGTTCTATGTTAGACCAATACAATCCATAGATTACGTTGTTTTGGTATTTAACAAAGGTGATCATCGCTAGTCTTGAGGACTTATGAGATAGTATGTAAAACTCTTCTGCTTTATCTTTTTGAGTTTTATTAGTCAAATCAAAACCAGCCAACTCAGCACAAACCTTCTTTCGCTCCGCTATATCAGGAAAGTATCTTCTTAATTCGGAGCCTTTATCATATAGATAAAGAATATAGCGAACTAGGTAAGGTCTGTACTTGTTGGGGTAGACCCATATTTCAGGCCCAAGTGCTTCTAGTAGTAGACCGCTTCTAACTTGGAGATCTAACTCATTGTCAGTTAATTCAAAAGGATTTAATATCATCCCATCAAATTGCTCTTTCTTAAATATCCGCTCCAATTCTTTCTTTTAAATCTTTTTGCAACTCTATGATATTAAGTTTCATATACAATTCCATCAATCTACGTTTAAGCGTATCTAAATCACTATCGTTGTAAATGGTGTATCGCTGTGGTAGGGTATTGAAATCAATATCAAAACTCTCTGGTGATTCTTTTGGTAGGTGTGGATTATATATTTCTACTATATGATCGAATACCTTATCTTCAATACATTTTTGGATTTCTCTATTGCTTCTCATTCCACAATAGATATCGGCATCCTTCATTATCTCTTTAGCCAGCCTAGCAGGGTCCTCCTTATTGAATAGGCAGATATTATCAAACCACTCTTCACGATGGTTAATCCTGTCTTTAAAGCATTCTTCAAAGTCTTTGTATCCATATTTATCTTTTAGTTTATCATATAAGAATATCTCTGCTGCTGCCTTAGAGGAGTCTTTAAACTGAAAACCTCGTTCTCGCTTTAGGATTTTTGCTGCTTCTGTTTTACCATGTCTAGCATGGCCAATAATTAGTAGCTTCATACTATAAAAAGTCCCAACACCATATAGGAGTCTTCTCTCCCACATATGCTCCTCTTACGTTGTAATCAAAGTACTCCATTGCTTCTTCACTGTCCATATCCTTCTCTAATATCTCTAAACACTTGGTTACGCTATAGATTAGTCTAGGTTCTGTGTGCTGATAGTCTACACCTATAATTGCATCATCAAAGCCATCAGCTTTTAATATATCTTCATCAGGGTATATCTCCACTATTCTATTGAGCATCTTTTTCTGATTCAACAACCATTTCTAACTCTTTAGCGGATTCTAGTAATCCATCACCAGACTTCTCATTTGTAATTATTCTAAATATTCTAGAGACTTTTAATCTTTCTAAATCAATTACATCAAGTGGTCTGATGGCTGTATTAACGTATATAGTACCTAGTTGACATGACTCCTTGGTGCAAGCCATTTCAAACAGTAATATCTCTATTGCAGTAAACTCAGCAGTCTCTGAGGAAAAGAATGCATCCTCACCGTTGTCTAGCACAAGCAAAACTGTATTGATACCTTTATCTTTACAGAGCTTCTCCATCATCCTTAATCTTCCTGAATCCTTAACTATCATATCTTGTAACCTTATTTAAATTATCTATACATTCCAATAATGTCTCTATTCTCTATTAGGTAATAAATCTTATCCTCTACCTCTATCTCCATATTGGAGTCATCAAGCATATGACACATTACTCCTAACTTGTCGTGTTCACTAGAGTGGTCTATTACTAATATACTTGGCAATGGCTTTGGAAACATATTAATTATAATCCCTGTTTCCGCACTCACTTCAGCCATTGTTTTTTTACCATCTAGCTCTATTTCTTCTACGTTATCATTGTACTTTTTATGACCTAGACTAAATCCTGGAGACATGATAATGTTGTCGCATTGTACCTTTAGAAATATTCTTCTCGCTGGTATTAAAAATGTATTATCATTGATTTTTTTACCCTCGTCAAGAACGCAGTTATAATGGAAGTAAACCTTATCTCCTATAGAGTAAAAGCTTTCAATTCCTTCTGAACTCCATAACACCTCTCCATCTGGTAAAACATCATCTCTGTATTTTCTGGGTAACGCTATAACTTCACCGTATATTCTAGTATGGTGTGTAGGTCTTAAATCAGTTCTTATTTTTAAATCTAGAGTCGAAGATTTAATCTCATCATTAAACAATGAGTCTACTTTTATTGATAAGTAGTTGTAAGGAGAAGCTGATTTTTTCATGCTTTAAATATAATAAAGCTATATAACAATAACACTAATAATCTGTATTATATATCACTATTACCAAAGATTTTCAAGGTGGTATACGCTTATGCTTTTGCTAGTTCTAGAAACATGACTCATTGTATGCTTAAATAACCCTTGTATCTCACAAAAGGTATCATAGTTCATCAAACTCTCCTCTACCTCTGTTATTAAGCATATACAGTCTGATATGTTATTCGCTGCATCATCTGCCTCTTGTGAGAGAACTAGGTACAGTGATTTCTCAAATCCTTTTATTCTCCATTTTCTGTACTCCGCTACTCTTTTTAAGTATATAGATCTAACCTTCTCCATAGTTTCTAAAAGGTCCTCAAGATGGAATAAGAACTCTAAGTAATATCCCTGTTCAGTACACATCCTGGAGTTCGCTAGATAGTCATTGTAGATCTCATCAAGTACTATTAGGTAGCTATAGAATGGATCATTAAAGTTCTTAGCGTTCTTCGCTTCTATTATAGAGATGGTATTTAGTAGTTCTGGATTCATAGTTAAAAAGTTAAAGAGGAGAGAGAAATATAGTTTTAAACTCGTAGTGTTAAAGTAGCCGAACAGCATGATGCAGAGTTTTAAAGTTTTATGCAGTATCCTTTTCGGCTACTCTAGCACCCCTAGTTTTAGAAACAACTGCATACTGCCTATCAATAAATTTTAGAGGAGTTTAGAAGTGTATCTATAAAACTAGGGGTGTGCCAGTAGCCGAAAAGCATGATGCAGAGGTTAAAAGTTTAGATGAGTTTAGAAGTGTATCTATAAAACTAGGGGTGTGCCAGTAGCCGAAAAGCATGATGCAGACATTAAAAGCGAATATCTCGTCTTATTTTTTACACCATCCCAAAGAAAGAAAAGAAAAAAGAAAAAGCGTAAAAAGAAAAAAGAAAAGAAAGAAAAACTCCCAAAAAAGAAATACTCCACGCTCACATACAGAGCATTTACCTGATCCAAGCACTGGTGTCTAGTGTGCAAGTTTAGCCTTAAAGGAATGGCAGATCCTGTGAGTAAAGTCTAATGCCCACTACCCAAATAACAAGCGAACACTAGACTTTTATAATTATGTTTACAATTATTCTACAAATGTAATAAATAATACGGAGTACGCAAGTAATTATACAAATGTTATCTAAATCACCTTAAATCATTATTATTGTAAACCAAAGTACACAAAAAATCAATATCTTTGTTTTATGAAAAAGAATAAAGTAAAATTCAACCCTATAGGAGAAAAAGTACTTGTAGATGTACACCCATTTGAGACTCAGGTTAATGGTATCTATAGAGTAGACCACCTTCAGCAAAATCATAAAGGAACCGTAATAGCGACTAACAACTCTACTCCAGTATACATAGATGATGTTGTTCTTTTTAATCCTAATGCTGGTGTATCTGTTAATGTAGAAGATAATGAATACACACTATTGCGAGTGGATGAAATATATGGAATAGAGGGCTAAATTTATTCTCTTTTTTCTTGCTAATATTATTAGTAATATTTATATTTGTTATTCACCAAAAATTAAAATTGCATGAATACAACAATAAGTAATGAAGTAATCGATACAGATAGATTATCAGATGTTTTATCCATGTATAGCAAGTGTAAGTCTTTACTAAACAGAGTGACTCAATATGTTAGTGGTGAGGACCACTACAAAGAAATACAACAGCTTCCTGGTATTGTTAAAAACTCTATGCCCACTCAGCAAGAGAAGCGTAACGCTCGCTCTTTGTATCATGAGATCAGCGATGCGGAAACAATACTACTATCTTGGTATAGTAGATTCTATGAAGACAAAAACTTAAATATAATTATGGACAACTCAGATCTAATACTCAGCGGATACTTCTTCCTAAGAAAAAATCTTCTTGGTTTAAACAAAACAATTACATTTAAAGTTAAAGATGGTAAGAGAGCTGGTGAAAGAGTAACATATGACCATGATAAAATTGTGGAGCTCAACATTAAACATCTAGAAAATCAAGTATCCTGGCAACCTGAAAGTGGATACTATAGCAACACCAATTATCTACCTGAGTGGGTAAGGTTGCAGCCATGATTAAGGGCTCACTTATAGGTAGAGGTAGAGACAGTCTGTAATCTTTCATATAGTATGTTTAAACATACCTAGGGGGTAATTGCAATCGATTTAAACTTAAATCAAACACTGTTGCGTTATTTGTGATTTATATTTATATTGTTCATTATTTTTAACTAAAAACTAAATAAATTATGAGCATTGATAGATCACAATATTCTGATAACACCGCTAATGCCCTGATATTGACTAACAGATGCAGAGTGCTGCTCAAAAAAACTTTAGGATATATAACTAACGATAATCGCTTATTATTGAAACTTGATGTACCCAATATTTTATTGAACTCACTTTCAACAAAAAAAGATAAGCTTGAGGCTGAAACGCTAATAGAAGAACTGAAACAATACGACAAGCTAATTTGTGAATGGTATGCTCTTGAGGGTCCTGATGACTCTGATAATGGATTTGAAACTGCTTAGATATCCTCTTTTATTGCAATATTTTTAAAATATAATATCTTTTATTATAATATTTTTTTTAGTGTCTTTATAATCCAGGGGTTTTACGAGACCCCATTATGAATTTCATAATTTGTAGCTGTGAGACAGTGGGGTTATGTGGTGTGTGACGTGTCGGCCCGATCTGCGGATTCGGAATCTCGAATGGGGTGGGTCTTTGATGGTTAATTGGAATGGGATTTGACTATTCATGGAAGTCATCACCAATAAATAGCCTTTACGATACCTTGACAGCAGATAATACTTTTCTTTTCAAAAAGATGTCCACCAATCCACCCAACATGGCGGTTCAAAATCTTTCCACCTCTTTGTCTTATCGCCATAGACCTTCCTCCCATCTCACTTACCATCTCATCCCACGCCACGCAAAAAGATTTCAAAAGTATTCTTGAGGAAAACATCCAAAGTATTCTCTTTCCCCTACTATATTATTAGACCATTCACTTGAGCATGGCTGCAAGGTTTCGATGAATTATTGCGCTCCAGTATAAAAAGTTCAAATCTCAGCCCTATATAAGGTATAATAATGCAATGCTGAAATTTATTTTAACAAAAAATGAAAAAAACTTTACAATAAATTTGGAATATTGATCTTGAGTACTTTATACTTGCAATGTCAATACGATGCAAACGTGTATCGGACAGTACTTAAAGCCTTCATCATTTACTAGTAATGCGTGAGGGGAGCAGGCAAAGCATAATTGACCAAGGTATCCAATCCAATAGAAATCTAGCAAATTTCATCCTTCGATCGTCAGTCAAACCACATCTCAAAAATAACATAACTAAGTCGGATAGTAATTCCAGATTTCTTTACAAAAATTAAGATAATCGAGGAATACCCAAAGGGAGCGTAAGAATGGTCATAGACCTACTTTCAGCATCAGTAAAAATCGGATTTAGACGCAAAGGTGAAAGATACAGATGTATAAAGCAAAATCCCAAAATAAAGGCTGATAGGCTGATTTACGGACATTCATGATGTCATTTGGGATCAACAATAAATGTTAAATAAAACCCAAATAAAAATGAGTAAAATAAGAGTGAATTTAAATGGTATCGTCAAAGAAATGGATACTGATAAAATGGAGCAAATGCAAACTGCAAATGGCAATTGGCATTATGTAGTAACTGATGAGAATGGATGTTTAACAATTTTAACCCCAAAAGTAAGATGAATACAACAAGAGCATATCATATAGAGATTTTGAATTTTTACGAATATGTATGGGAATTTTATAACGAGCAGAAGGGGATATACCCAATAGCCAATGATCAAGAAATTCTGAATGCAGTTAATAAATTCCTTGAATCTAAAAGTCTGAAGGATATCGATTTTGATTCGATTGACCGAGAAAATGTAAGGAAAATACTGCAAACCCAAATAAATTAAACCCAAATAAAATGAGATATCAAATAACGATGAAAATAAAAAGCGAATTAACCGAACAGAAACGTCAAGAGTTGAGAGATTCAATGTCATGGCTGAATGTTAAACAACTGGACATGATCGATGAGATTATCATGACTTTTGGAACGAGTGGTTTACGAAAGGGGAATATGACCAAAATAGCATTAAAGGATGATCCAGTAGACCATGATTTCTCCTTGCCAGTTGGATTGAATCACAGTGTACAAGACCTTGGTCTGACCTTTGACTCTTTCTACAATATCTCGACATATCGAAAAGAGAATCATGGAAGTTGGAGAGTTGAGAATACTGCGGAATTGTTTGTAAACCGATTAGCAGATGTCTTTAAGCCATTTCGATAATATAACACATAACCCATGCATTGAAATAGATGTGGCATTCGATTGCGACATGGGTCTAAAATAAATATTCAAATAACCTATAAAATGATGAGTAAAACACATGACAAAATAAATGAAATAGTGATATCAGGTCTGAAGACCAAAGGCTTAAAATGGTTTAAGCCATGGAAAGCCTCAAATGGCAGTAGTTCAAATGATCCAGTCAACTGGGTGACTAGAAAGCCTTACAACGGCATCAACGTATTTATGCTGAATGCATCCATCATTGATGGTGGATACAATTCCAACGAATGGTTGACCTTCAAGCAATGCTCAAATGCTAACGGCAAGATCATCAAAGGTATGAAAGCTACTGATGTATTCTTTTGGCAGTTGTCCTATTTCGACAAAAAGACAAAGAAGTACATACCCATTCAGAATGCCAAATCTCTTAACCTGAGAGAGAAAATAGTTCTTGATGGCAAGTCTTCAGATAGATACATGAAGGTATTCAATATCCGCAACTACAAGGTATTCAACATCGACCAATGCGAAGGTCTTGATTCAAAAATTCCACAAGTTGAGGAAGAGATCGAAGAAGTGACCTTTGAGCCTATCGAAGTAGCTGATCAACTGGTCAAAAGTTATGTCGATAAAGATGGTAGGCTTGTCATCGACCACAAAGATAATAGTAGTGCATTTTATCGTCCAATGACCGATAGCATTAACATGCCTTTGATGGACTTATTCGTTGATGCTGATAGCTACTATAAGACCCTCTTTCATGAGATGGCTCATGCTACTGGTCATCAGGATAGGCTTAATAGAAAGACCTTGGTAGAGACTAATGGATTTGGAACTGAGACCTATTCAAGAGAAGAGTTAGTAGCTGAGATTACCTCCATGTATATGGTTGGTTATCTAGGTCTTGATCCAAAGGATAACACTAACAACTCTCAGGCATACATCAATGGATGGATCAAGCACCTGACCAGTAAGCCACAAGAGATAGCTACTGCTATGACCCAAGCATCCAAGGCTTTTGCTCTACTTGTAAATAATAGCATAGAATCGTGATACTTTATGTCTTATTCGCAATGTTCATGCTAACCCTTGAGTGGTTGGCTGAACGTGAGCGAGAACAAAGCTAATAGCACCCTCTTCGCCTTTGAGCGTGGGTCTTTGATGACCAATGAGGGCAACTAAATAAATGGTTAAACTAAATAAATAAAGATGAAAAATAGAGTAATACATACCTTCCGATATGCGGATAGAAAGCTAGAACATTATAGCGATGACATGACCTTTCAAGATGTACTAGTACACAACGATGATCAATGTTTTAGATCACTGACAGATATTGCAATAATCAGTGATTGCGATGGTAATGAGATTTCAGATGATGGGAATTCTGAGGTTGGAATCCTTGAGATAGATCACTATTATAATACATGGATCAGTTCGTATTTTGAAGACCTTTCAAATGAGGAGTTAAGGGCTATGGAAAAATCCTTGGGGTATGATTTCCTAAGATGTTACGACATCCCTGATGATGAGGAGTTGTGCAGTTTAAGAGGTCAGATATATGACAATGTCAAGGATGTTGATGGCTTCATACCAATGCTACGAGAAGACTATGTGAGAGAGAATTTTGTACCTAATAACAAGGAGGTCAGCCATGGATAAGATATACACCGTTAACGGTTATTGGAATGATGACCCCAATGACATTTTCAGAGGGTATTTGATGTACGATGGCATCATAGAAGAATGTCCAATCGATGATGATGAAATATTTTATTATGGACATCCATCTGAAGAAGGCTTAGAGTTCACAATTACATCTTGGTAAACTACACTCCCATCGCTTAAAGCGTGGGTCTTTGATGACCAATGGGAGCAATTAAAATGAATGTTAAACTAAAAATAGAAATAATGAAAGAGTTTGAAGTAGAATTAAAAAAGACATCGTATTTCACTATTTGTGTAGATGCAATTGATGAGGATGATGCTAATGAAAAGGCAATAGATATGGCTTGTGAAGACCCACATTGTTACGAATTAGATAATGATCCTGAGATGTATGAAGTGGAAAGTGTAACAGAAATGAAGGAGGTGAGCCATGCGTGATCTAGTAACTATCACTTGTGATAACTGCGGAATGTCAAAGGACTACAAAGAGGGTGAGCAGTTTACTGATGGGGTATTCTATGTTGGGTTTGATAGCAAGGATAATCCTCATTGGATGGTAGAAGATGAGGACTTACGTAAAATGGTGTCTTGTAATGATTGCCTAAATAAATAAATGGTTAAACTAAATAAACTAAAAACAAAATGAGGATAGAAATAAATAAAAATCAACAAGAACTTAATTTCCGAAAACACGTTCAAAACATAATTTATATGGCAAGTGATTGTGCTAAAAGAGGGATTAAAGAATTTAAATATACTACACCAATAGATATCGGAAGAAGTTCTGAAGAATTATTCAAATCAGTTGAGTTTGAAACCGAAGGAACGGTTATGAGTCTTGCAAGTGTCCAAAATAGATTTGCAATTGATGGAAAAATGTATTTTGAAATAAAATAATGCCATACACAACATGATGCAATACTCCCATCGCCCTGAGCGTGGCATTTGATTGCGAATGGGAGCAATTAAAATGAATGTTAAACTAAAAGTAGAAATAATGAAAGAGTTTAAAGTAGTATTAAAAAAGACCGTTTATCCCTCCTACTATGTGGAGGCAACCAATAAGAAAGATGCGGAAAAATTAGCAGTTGAAATAGCCCTTGAAGAGTATGATTATAATCAAGTGGATATGTATGAAGTAATAGAAAATAAGGAGACGAGTCATGCTGATAAATTTATTATACCACCTAATCTGAATTGGAAAGAGGGCTTCCTGAGTCTATCATTTAATGAGATGGTAGACTATTGTAAAGAACATCTTTGCGAAGATGAAGTTTACAGATTATGCGATTATTTAGAAGACACCCATGGCACTAGTTTTATCTATGAACTAGGAAATAAACTAGGCTATAAATATGCTTATTGCAAACCATGCGAGGCAGATACCCCATCTGCGGACTATTTTGAAGATAAATGTCTTGTGTGTGGAAGTCATAGAGAGAAGGAGGTGAGCCATGCTTGATCAAAAGAAAGTAGACCCCTTCAAGGAAGTCAAAGATTATGATTGGAGCGAATCTAACAATAATTCCGCATGGAAAGAAGGTTGGACTATATGGGAATGCTACGGCTCTGATAATGGATTTTTACAAATCGGCAAATACGATAATGAAGATGACTGTGAAGTCCATTTACAGAACGAAGAAGATGCATGGGATATCGTGTGGAATGGGAATAAGCCATATCATATAAAGGCATTAGAGATCATTAAAAAGTACAACCCCATAGAGTATAGCTACATTCTAAAACACATAAATAAGGAGGTGCAAAATGCATAAAGCTATCAAGATCCAAATAGGAACCTTTGAGTTTGAAGGCAATTATGTCCCTATCATAGAAACGCTATCCGTGACAGATCAAAAAGAATGGATAGAAAGCGGAGGTACCATAGATGAGCTTATACAGCTTATCCTGGAGTCAGCCTAATAGATACCCTTACCGACTAGATCGTGAGCTTTTAATAGCTAGTAAGGGCAATTAAATAAATGGTTAAACTAAATAAATAAATATGGATTTTGAAAAATTAAGATTTCACGAAAACGTGAAGCACAAGTTCATCATTGAAGGATACTATGATGGAATACATTATTTCACAGATCACGAGTTTAAAGATTGGTCTGATGGCATGAGTTTTATCTACAATAAATTCCCAGTAATCGAACATGAGGATGGTACTACAGATGACCAAGAAGATGAGTTGGATTCTTATGTGTCAACCAACATCACTGATTATTATGGACTAGTAGATGAAGATGGTATTTACAAGAATATTGTTTTTGGATCAGAGGAGGATGCTGAAGAGTATAGCGATGACCATGTAGTAGTTGATATCTCAAGGTTTATTCATGGTGAAACGCTGACTGATATAGATTTAGATGCTATGTATTTAAAGAAGGAGGTGAGCCATGTCTGAATATTGTATAGGATATATAGATGAAGATGAAGGTTTACTCTATGTCGATTATTGGGAAACAGAAGACAATAATGAGAAAAGCAAGGTGATAGCTAAGATTAATATACATAACCTTGAGGTTTTATATGAGGATGAAACTCATAAGAATAATCCTAAAACTCAAGCAATTATCAATGAGACTAAAGAGGAATTAAAGACAAAAGAATATTATAACAAACCTAAACAATTAAAACAATGAATGATATAAATGCAAGATTGCAAATAGCTGATTTACTAATCAGAAAACATCCTAAAATGGCTAAAGAACTCGAAAGTGAACTCGATGATAGATTTAAACTTTGGTGGAATCAACGTCAAGTATTGGATATCCCTAGAAAAATAGAAGTCAACAAATCCAACTTGTCAGCAGTTGTTAAGGAACATAACGAACTAGTAGAGAAATTAAGAGATGAAAATAAAGAGTTAATGGAAGAATGGTCGACAAAATACAAACTAATACAAAATCAAATTGTCGGTTACGAGGATGAAAAACCAAAATATAAAATGCCTATTGAAGGAGAGAAGACTTATTCTGAAATTCTGGAAATTATAAAGAAGAATAAACCAAACATAAAGGAGGTGAGCCATGGATGATCAATATAGGAGTTAAAGACAATGGAATTTGAAGGGGGTTCGCATGAATAATGAGTCATTAAGGTATCAAAAAGACATTAATGAGTGCTTTATAATACACATTACAATAAAATAGTTTATTATTTATCCTATTGTTATACTCAAAGTGCAATTCTATGCACTATTTCAAACCAATCTTGTAACATATTTGAATGTGTATTTGTTACAAGAAATAGGCGCAATTAATAAAAAATGAGCGCAATTATTAAAACAAACGTATTAGGCTAATTTAAGTAATACATGATACTCCCATCGACTGAGATCGTAGAGGTTTGATCCTCAATGGGAGCAATTAAAATGAATGTTAAACTAAATAAATGAATAATGAGAAAGTTAATTGAAGGCTCAGAAGAGCAATTTAAAAAACTAGTAAAGTTAATTGAATCAAGTGGTGAAGATTTACCAAAGATTAAAGAGGATGCATATGTTGATCTTTATTGGTCTTTACCTGATGTTCAAGAGCAGTATGATTGCAATGATGAAACCGCAAGGGACATACTATATAGTTCTTTGACAAATGAATGTACGATGGATCAGGTATGGTTTAGTATAAACCATTTCGCAGAGGAAAATTATGATCTTAAACGAATAGATAAGGAGGTGAGCAATGGATAATAAAGAGAAATTGCATCGCTTAAAAGAGGAAGTAAAAGAGCTTGAGAAAACATATGCTCAAGAAGTAAGCCTAAAATTAAAGGCCTTGGAGGAGCAGATTGATCTTCAGCAAGAAATGCAAAGCCATAACCTAAACCTAGTAGAATGTTGTACTTGTGGCACAACATTTATTCACAGATCGCTAGATATTAGTTGTCTTGATGAAGAAGATGAAGGTGTCATTTGTTGGGGATGTGGTTCTGAGGTAACTCCCAATGATTGCACTGACTTTTTCTACGATCTCATGCCTGAGTGGACAGATTTGGCAAATGAAAATGACTGCCTAAATAAATGAATGTTAAACTAAAAAATAGAAATATGGATAATGAAGTAATAATAAATCTAAGGTTAAATAATAGCCGTGCTGAATTGATAAAATTCGCAATAGAACTCACTATAGAGTACAATAAATACAACAATGTAGAAAAAAACAATGATGTAGAAGAGGCTTATCAAGATATACATGAAACAATCTCAGTATTGCAATGGCAAGAAGAGCACAGGATTGCCTATAAAGAGGGCAGATTAAGCAAAGATCAAATAGAAAAATTAGATAGTATTGATTTTGATTGGGTTCAACTTAAGCCAAGGCTAGGAATACTGAGGAATTTAAAATCAAAATTGAAAAACATTACATAAAAGACAATTAAATTAAAAATACAATGAATAAACTAACAATAATAGATGGTTTAGATGAGATGATTCTGACCTATCAAGGAATGAAATATATCCTAGAATTAAAAGAGTATGATTTAGATGATCATTGGTTCACAAGAAAGAACCCAAGAGGAGATGAATTCGACATTAATATTTGGATTACAGATGAGTCAGATATTTTCTGTAGCGTATATCAGCTAAAGATAAATGATGATGGTTGGGTGGTGAGAGACACCTCTAAGTGGGAGAGTATAAAAATAGTCAGAAAGGAGGTATTAGCCAATGCTTAAGAAGAAAGACAAATACAGTCTTTTTTTTATCTCTAATAGTAAATAATAATATGGAATATCCGTATTAATAGTTCTACCGCCTAGAGCGTGGAGGTTTGATCCTCAGTAGAACCAATGCCAATGTTGGCAGAGTTTAAAACAATCAAATATGAGTGAACGTAAAAAGTTACCCCTTAATAAAGTAAAAGAATTAAGGGAAAGACCAGTCTTAGATAACCGTGAGATGAGAACCCTAATAAAGGAATATGGCATCTCGCTATGGTACTTGAAAACTGGTGAAGGTCAACCCTACTTAGACCTTGGCCCCTTGTACAAAAAAGAAAAAAAAGTAAGAATCTCAAGATATAGACTATGAAAAAGATACCTATTCAAGATAAAGTAAAAACCATCCTAGAGGTGGCCAATCATTGTAAGGATGATGATAAGAAGTTAACCGCCAATATTTGGATTGACGAGTTATGTCAGTTTGGTGTGAGCAGAGAAAAAGCTATGGAGTTTTGTAAACTTTACATCAGTCTCGATCTCACTACCTCAGACACCATAACGAGGGCAAGGAGAAAGTTACAAGAGACAGACCCAAGCCTCAGAGGGAATAGCTACATAAATAGAAAAGCTAGGGAAAAAGAAATCAGAAACAAAATAGCACGGTCATGAGAAGAGTAGACGAAAAGACTATTGGGATTGACCTTATTGTTCATTCTGAATTAAAAAGAATTTGTAAAGCAAATAAGATACAAATGAAAGATGCAGTAATGACTGCACTTACTAATTTTTTAACTAAAACTAAAAATCATGATAGAATTAATTAAATCAGCATTAGGATACAGTACAACATTAGAGGATCAAATGGAAAGAGCAGAGAGGTTACACTACAATTACTTTCGGCAGATGATTAGTAGAACTAGTGATGGATATTATGAAATAGAGCAACTGAAAGAGAGAGATTTTCACAAACTACTTGAACAGTATTTGAAATTTAAGATAAAGGAAGATGAGAACTAAAAAAGTTGATTTAAATTTGAACGCAATGAAAAACGAGGAAGAAAGTTCGCTCTTCTATGTCATGAAGAAAAACGAAGAAGAGAGGCAGAAGTTTATGGAGTCCATGCGTTCTGGTCCCAAAGCATCAGAAGATTATATAAAGCTTGTGGTACGAATGTTCAAGGATGGTGAAGATAAAATCCCTAAAGGTAGCGAAAAGCTATTAAGAAGAATTACTGAGGTTGGTGACATCAAAGAATTTCTTGGATTTTATTTTGATAAAATGGGCAATGCCTACAATATAAAAGGTCGCAAACTGAAGTATACTTTTATCTCTAATAAGGAGACTATAATGATAGACAAACAGAGATTTAGAGTAAACACAATAATAGCACAACTCTTTGTTCCTAATCCTCAAAATTATGACTATGTTGAACACATAAATGGAGATCCTCACGACCTAAGAATGGACAACCTTAAATGGGTGTTAAAGCCTATGAAAAAAAGCACTAGTGGCTTAGATCATTACAACACAACCATGACAAAGGAAAAGGTACTTTTAGTAAAAAAGTTACTAGCAGAAGGAAAGCTTCGGCAGTGGGAGATCGCACAGCAGGTTGGGTGCAGTCCATCAAGAGTTACATACATCAAACAAGGGGTTTCATACTCGGATATTTAGTGGATATGGAATTCTACTTACTTTCGTGAATATGGAAGTCCACTTACTTTCTTTGTTTTTCGTGTAAAAAAAGCTACTTTAGAGTGAATAATGAAGGATTTATTTAGTAGAATTTATTCAAATAAGAAATAAATTACAAAATATTTCGTACTATTTACTCAATAATATCCTTTATTATAATTAATTTTACAAAATACTCGTCTTAATCTAACAATTTGTTTGTAAAAGACGAGTATTTAAATGGAATTCTACTGGAAGTATGGAAGTCCATTATCTAAAATAAACTTATAAAAAAGGAATATGAAAAGACCAAATACAAACATCAACGTAACATTTTATTTAAAGAAAACCTCTAAGAATTCTGACCGTAGAGGCATCTATGCTAACATTACATTTAGGAGTACTCAAAGACAAATAGCCACCAAGATTTATGCTAATCATCCTGACCATTTTCAAAGAGGTGGATTGATTGGTTATGAATACCATGAGCAGAATATTAAGCTCATTGAAATGAAGAGAAAATTAGAGGACTATGATGGTCATTTATTCAATGATATTGATCAGGTATTAGATTATTATTATGGTGGAGATATTGTCCAGTACACAAGCACTATTTTAGAAGTCTTTGACTACTCACTGGAGCATAGTAAAAACTTGTCTGAACACACATTATACGGCAAGAGAATAGTTACTGGGACTTTCTCAAATTTTATAAAATCTAAACCTACGATTTATAGCAATTTTTCAGTTATAAAAAACGCGCCAAGGCAAATGTTTAGAACTCATGTAACTGATTATGCCGACTACTTAAAGGATTCTGGTTTAAAACATTCTAGTATTTATCAATATATTCAAGTACTTAAAAGCTTATTTAACTTATTCTCAAAGAATCATTTAGACCAGATCCCTGATTTAATAAATAATCCGTTTAAAGACATAATAAAACAAAAAGGTAAAAAAGAAAGAAAAAAGAAAGCATTGGCTAAGTCTATTGATTGGAAGTATGTAGCTAAGATAAAAAAATTAGATTATAGTGATACTAAAGATAAAATGCATCAACTCATGGCTCTTATTCAGGCTAATACTGGGTTATCATTTATTGAATTCGGGAAGGAGGATTGTTTAGATGTATCACAAACAATAAATGGTCCTGCACTGATTGGAACTCGGCAAAAGGGAGAAGGAGATAAAAAATATGGAGATTACTGTATCTTTTTAACTCAAGAAGTTAAGGAACTAGTAGATGAGTTGAAGCCTATTTTATTTGAGCCCTATGTATTAAATAGTAAGTATATAAATAAAATCAAACAAAGGAATATTATGAATTATAATAATTTCTTAAAAAGGTTAGAAAAAGAAATTGAATTTGAAGATGATGAGCCACTAACATCTCATAGACTCAGGCATACTTTCGGAATGCATTGTATGAATGACTTGAAAATGCAAGTACATATCGTAGCTAAAATGATGGGTGATAGTGTTGAAACAGTACTTAATAATTATGCTGATTTAAATACTGATAACACTATATTAGAGCAGAAACAAATTTTTATTGATGCAGAAAGTAGAATTATAAGTACACAAAATAACAATAATTAATGATTTATTTGTATTATTATTTTACTAGTAGTACTTTTATAACTTAACATTTGTACAAGAGATATTAAACCCCAAATAATGACTACCGAAAAAAAACTAGAAAACGATACACCACTGAGCCGACTTAGGCAAGGTGCGTATGAAGAGAATCTTAGGTTTATAGAGATATTAAATTTACTCAAACCTAGTGAAGAGATAGATTTATCTCAAATGACCAGAGTTCTAAGTAATTTAACTGGAAGCAGTGTTGGAACTTTCAATAACCTGATTAGTGAGCATAAACCAACCAAGATGACCTTAGAGCATATAGATAAGCTTGAAAAGGTCATCGATTTCTTAAATAGAGATTTCATCATGTTTGGATCTGAGAAAGATAATGGTGAGCCTATTGATCCCTTTACTAGAACTCTAACAAAAGAGGATAGGGATAAGTTTAAACCTAAAAAAGCAAGATCAACAACTGGCATAGATCGTGATATGTGCTACAGAATTAAATCAATTCGTTTGCAGCTTGACGATACTCAAGGGTCTTTTGCTGACAAGCTAGGTGTTGAGAGGTATGTTATATCCTCAATTGAAGGAGCGAGACAGAATCCCACAATACATTTTCTGATTTTATTAAAGCGGAGATGTAGAGTTGACCCTTGGTGGGTAATCTCAGGTGAGGGACACATGAAACTAAGTTACGATAAAGGTGACCAATCAGAGCTTTATAAACTTAGAGAGCGTTGCGAGGAATTAGAGAGAAATAACTCTAGTCTTCAGAGAATGATATCTAAATTAATAGATCTATAAATTTTATAAAAACCAACTGATAACCTCGTATTTACAATATAATACAAGTATCTTAACTACCTTTGTATTGTGTAATATATGCGAATAATCCATATAATCTATGCATGATCATATATTACATTTAATAATTAAAGCAGTAAAAGAGGAAAAGTATAATAAGGCAATTTGTCTAATTGAAATTCTCGCAGAGGAGGATGAGAAGAGGATCTCAAACGATAAAGACCATTATAGTATCAGAAAGCAAGGACTGTATTCTAAAAGATAACTTATGGTACAATCGATGGAGTCGTTTTAAAGAACTTGTTAAAATTCACTACCCTGATTTGTATAAAAAACATATTTTAAAAAACATCCTAAAGAAAGATTGCTCAGTAAGGAGAATAGTTAATTGGACTAGTATCGTAGCTGAAATGCATGACAAACAATACTTTGATAATGAAATACTTAGATCCTAAAGATTACGACACTTATATAGAAGAGACCACTGGAGATAAAGTCAATCTAATTCTAATGAGTGGAATTAGAAAGATCATAAAAAAGGAAGTAATAACCTATACCCTATCGTTAGAAGATATTAAGCCGATGACGAGTAAAGGAAAAGAATCTACGCATATAATTGTCAAGTGTACGGCAAGAAATAAAACTGGTGAGATTGAAACCTTCGCATCTGCATCGCCAAACACAACCCCCTCACACTATGTAGTAGAAATGGCAGAAAAGAGAGCCATAGGAAGAGCAGTATTAATGCTTGTTGGTATTTACGATAAATACAAGGGAGCAGATGAATTCTCCGCACAAGAAAAACCATTATCAATTCCAAAGCTATAATTGAAAGAACTCTTTAGGGAGATATGGATTGAAAGACCTCACTACTGTGAGTGTTGCCATAAGGAGCTTGGTGAAATACCACTTGCTCATTTCTTTTCTCACATCCTCAGTAAAGGCGCATTCCCAAAATACAAGCATAACAAGGATAATATTATTCTAATTTGTATGAATTGCCACAATGATTGGGAATATGGCAACAGAAGCCTAATAAAATTTAGTTTAAAGAAAAGGCTTTACGACCTCCTCAAAAATAAATATTAATTAGAATATAGATTCTACGTATTTTACAAACATTTATATTATATTGCATCTGTAATTATGATAGAGATAGGCGATTACTTATTAATACCAACCAAAGGACAAAGCAAGAAAGACTGGCTAGAACAACGATCTAAGGGAATTGGTGGGTCTGATATGGCTGTTTTATTTAACATGAATGAGTGGTATTCAAGTACCGAACTATTTTATGAAAAGCTAGGCAGAACTGAACCAAAAAACTTATCTGAAAACGCTGCAATTTATTATGGTACTCGTTTTGAGGATATAATACTTGAAGATTCTCAGTACTTAAATCCAAATGGCCCTGAAAACAATCATATAAAAAACTATGATGATGGTAAAAAATTAACCTCTCATGTGCCATTCCCCTACATGGTTGTAAATAAGAAATTCCCATGGATTATAAGTAACGTGGATGGATTGGGATTCAAGGATAAGTCAATTACTGAGCAAGATGTTATAAATCAAGTAGAGCGAGGTGAAATGCCAGTACCTGATTACATAGTAGAAATTAAGACTATGGATGCCTTTGCAAGAGATAAGTATAAGACTGGTCTAAATCCCTCGTACCCTATTCAAGTGAAAACATACTGCACCGCGTTTCTTGATTTAAATAGTGACATATATGGAATGATTTATGCGTTCTGCTTTGATAAAACATTGACCGCACATCATATCCCATTAGAGCAAAATGATATAGTAAGCATTCTTGAAGCCTCTAAAAAGTTTGATGTACTGATCGATCAGGGTAAAAAAATAATAAGTGAAGGATATAAATCAAAGCTTAGTGAAGATGAAATTGATCAGAATCTAAGTCAAATACATCCTGAGCCTAAAACTAGTGTAAGTAGCTATGGTAAGTTCTTATCTGAGCGTTTTCTTCAAAAAGAATACATAGCGAAGAATCAAACTTTTAAAGGTAGTGATGAAGATATCGCATTGGGTCTTAGGATGAATCAAATAAATAAAGAGAAGAAAGAATTAGAGAAAGAAAAGGCCACCATATCAAATCAAATCAAAGCAAAGCTTGTCAAGGAAAAATCAAAAGTGATTGATTGTGGAAAGCGTGGAAAATTATCCTATGGTAAAAGATTAACGAATTCAATAAAGTAAATGCTAAATACAGAACAAGTAAAGAGGTACAGAGAACTGCCTAATCCTCCTCAAAGCTTATACAATGCTTTAAAAAAGCAAGTAAATATAAGAAAGAGTCCAGGAAGGTCTTTTAATCTCCCTGAAGGGGGATACGGTGCTATCTTATGTTATTACTACATGATGAAGATCTTAGAGTATAACGATGAGCAAATAAAAGATGAAACTGGTTGTACAGATACAACTCTAAAAAATATCCAAAAAAATTTATCTAACATCATTAAAGGTGGAGGAGAAGACGATAGGGCAAACACTAGGTTTCAATTGATTGCTAATTACATGATACATGAGCAATTGGGATATCCCTACGAAGACAAGAATAATGTATAACTAAATATAAATAAATATGAGTAATAATTCAGGCTTAGTATATGAGTCGAGCGTAGAGCCAAGTAAAATATATGTAACCATTAATGCAGATGGCAAGTTTGTTAAGAGATTAATGCCTAAAGATGCAGAAGAAATATTTCAACTTGAAAAAGAGGGTACTTTTATTGTAGATAGAACAACTCAAATTAGTCATGATGGAATTAGAATAAGAACTCTTGCAGGTGGACCAAATGCAGGTAGGAAGATTGCTGAACAATTATTTGATCGGATTGATAATATCCAACTTATAAAGTGCTACATAGAACCCCAATACAATAGTTTAGTATTGGTATGCAAGAATATAAATGCTCCTGATTCACCCCAAGTGTATATAACAATGGGGTATTTTGATGGTGAATTTACTAAACCTTTTTCGGCATCATTCATAGACAGAATACCCAATTTTGATATAAATAAACCATTAAGCATTGTTCCGTATAGCTTTGAAGATGGTGGTAAAAAGAAAAGAGGAATAACATTATATCAAGATGACAAAAAGGTTGAGAGTGCTTACACCAAAGATAAGGGTGATAAACCTATGGCTACAGATCATAAGGTTGGACAAAAAATCGTGTGGGATTGGAGTAAAGTAGGTGAGTTTCAAGATAAAATATTAAAAGAATTTATGGAGAAGCTTGATAGACAAAAATCTTTTTCAGGAGTAGTAAAAGTAGTAACACCTCAAGAAGAAGAGGTAGAGCTACCCTTTTAAACAACCAATTTTTTTCTTTTTTTATTTAGTTTAATTTCAAAAAGGGGGCTTATGTCCCCTTTTTTAACCCCCTACCCAAATGATATCAAAAAAAATAGTCCAAGGATTTATAAATAACAACTTAAATGTTATTGGTGTTTCTAAAACCAAAAACCCTGCTGAAGGTTCATGGAAGAAATATAAAACAGAGATGCGAGAACCAAAGGACATTAATTCTTATGGACTCGCTATAATCTGCGGTGCTATAAGTTCCAATTTAGAGTGTGTTGACATTGACCTCAAGTATGATTTAAGCGGAGATTTATACGAGAGGTATAAAGCTAAAGTAAATGAGCAAGATGATAAATTAATAAAAAAGCTCATGATTATTAGTACACCAAAAAAAGGATATCATTGGATATATCGATGTTCGAAAATTGAGGGAAATAAAAAACTAGCTCAAAGGCCTACAACTAAGCAAGAGTTAGAAAATAGTGATGGTAATGAAAAAGTAAAGGTATTGCTTGAAACGAGGGGTGAAGGAGGATATATATGTAGTTGGCCTACATTGAATTATGACATAGTTCAAAAAAAATATAGTGAAATTGAAACCATTACACCTGAAGAGCGTGAGATATTATTTAGTTGTGCTAGAGAGTTTGATGAGATAGAAAAAATAGCCTCAAGTATGACTAAAAAAGATCATACAGAAATTAATAATGCATTTAATATAAGCAGTGATTCTAAGGTAGAGACTGTTTGGAAAGACTATAATGATAAAACAGATATAAGCACTATACTTATAGATCAGGGTTGGTCGTATGTTAGCGAAGATAATCTACGATCTTTTTGGAAAAGACCAGGTGATACAACTGCCAAGCATAGTGGAAATATTTTATTAAGTGACAATTGTTTTAAAACATTCTCCACTAGTACAGAGTTAGATCCTGATAAAACTTACGGCCCCTCTGAGTTATATGTATTTCTTGTTCATAATGGTGATCGTAAATCAGCATGGAGAGCACTGTACGATCAAAATTTTGGTGAAAGGCTAGAGAAAAAACAAGAAACTTCACTTCAATATTCTGAAATAAGGCACAGTGAAAAACCAATAAAACAAGAAGAAAAAAAACTAGATGTAGTAGAGTATTTAGCTGACTATGAAAGTGATTATGAGTACCTGCAAAGCGTAAGAAATGGCACTGTAGCTATGGGATTATCTACAGGAAGCGATTACATGGATAAGTACTTTTTATTTAAACCTGCAAGTTATATCGTAGCAATCGGTCATACCAATGTGGGAAAAAGTTTAACTATACTATGGCTCACCATGCTTGCTGCTCTTAATCATGACTGGAAGATTATTATTATAGCTAAAGAAAACGGATCTCACGACTTTAAACGTAAGCTTGCCGAATTCTATCTTCAAAAACCACTACAAGATAGTACTGATAAAGAATTTGAAGAGGCTAATAAATGGATCAGAAAACATTATTCATTTGTTAAAGGAAGGGGGGGTATAGTTAGGACTATGAGCGATGCTATTGACTTGCTTTATTCAATGTCTGATACAGGAGATTATCAATTAGTATTTCTTGACCCTTATTCGGGATTTGATCAAGCAAAAAAGCCTGGTGAAACTGCTCATGAAATGGATATTAGATTTAACTCTGAGTTATTAGATTTTACTGAGAAAACAGGTATATCCGTTATTTTAAGTATACACACTGTAACATCCGCACGGAGGGAGAAGGATACTGAAGGAAATATGATCAGGCCCAACTTAGACTCAGGTAGTGGTGGTGCTACATTCAGCAACCGACCAGATCAAGTATTAGTTATTCATCGGCTTATCAATCATGAAGACCCTACTGTGAGGTATACTACCGAATTATATCTTGATAAAGATAGAGACCTTAGTAGTGGTGGTATGTTGAATTCAAGTAATGATCCAATGAAGTTACGATACATAAACAATAGATTTTATGTTAATGAATCTGAAGACTTGATTAATAAAATTAAAAATAAAGATAAAAATTTTAACGAGGGTAAGAATTACTCATTACCAGTAGACGAGGGTAAAAATGATACTATGGTTGATATAAATATTCCTTTTTAATTAAAAAATAACTAATAAGACGCAGATTGTGTGTAATTCATAACCTTATTGTTTAAATTTGATAATGTTATATAAAGATATAATTCATATTTCGGCTAAAGAAAAAATAGCTTTTGATAAGTACATTAAATCTAAAAATACAAGTGGTATTGATTGGTTTAATCTTTGGTTAGAATGGCTTCAAGAAAGAGATAAGGAGCCAGAGTATGAATGGGAATTAGAATAAAACTATGATTAAAAAACGACCACGAGGAAATCTATCACCTAATAGCGGTGCAAAGGCAAGACGTAAGGGACACAATTTTGAGAGGTTAATTCGTAAAAAATTACTTTCAATATATCCTAAGTGTCAAACAAGTCGATACGAGAGCAAAATGTTAGATGATCGAGGTATTGATCTTACACACACATATCCCTTCGCATTTCAATTAAAGGCCGTAGAAAGAGGGGTAAATCCTCAAAAGATTTTAAGTGAAATGATCTTAGAAAAGGGAGATATTCCCGTTTTAGTTCATAAAAAGAAAGGCTACCGACCTATAGCTACTATGTGGTTTGATGATTGGCTGGAAAATACTACAAAACTAGTAGTTGAAAAAATATTAAATGATTATAGAAATGAATAAACAACCAAAAATATTATTCTACGACATCGAAACCAGTCAACTAACATCTAATCACTGGGCACTGTATAATCAAAATATTCAGACTAGATCGATTCAGAACGAATGGCACATCATATGCATCTCATACAAGTGGCTCCACGAAAAGAAAGTCCACACATTATCCTTGGACTTCGATAAAAGTACTACCGATGACTATGACATATGTAAGGGTATTAGGAAGGTATTCAAGGAGGCAGATTTAATCGTAGGGCATAATGCGGATAAGTTTGATTTTAAAAAGATAATGGCTCGTTGGGTTTATCATAACATAAATCCGTTACCACCAATTCTTTCTGTTGACACCTTAAAAGAGGCTCGTAAAGCATTCAAGTTCACTAGCAACAAACTGGATTACATTGCTCAGTACCTAAAAGTGGGAGCAAAACTAGAAACTGGTGGTCTTTTTCTGTGGGAGCAGGTGTCAAAAGGAAACAAGAGCGCACTTCAAAAGATGGCGAAATACTGCGAGGTCGATGTCGTCATATTAGAAAAAATATATTTGCGATTAAGGCCATTCATGTCAAACCATCCAAATCTCAGCACAGATGCTGATAGGGTTAATTGTCCTAGTTGTGGTTCTTATAGAAAAGATAAGAGAAATAGAAGAAGAACTAAATCAGGTATTCTAAAACAACAGTATAAATGTAAGGACTGTAAATCCCATTACACCCTTAGAGCCTCAGATAAAACTAAATCACTAACTCAAAGCTAACATGGAAAACTATATAAAAATCAAAGAAGCGAAACCCAACAATAATGAGTATGTACTACTCCGCACGAGCGTACACGATAGTAAGCCTAAGAAGCTGCTTTATACTAACGATCAATTCATAGATTTCGAAATGAGACCTATCAAGGTTGAACCTGATAATTACTGGAGACCAGTGTATGGTACTAATCCAATCACCAATGATCGTTGTGAAATAATCATAAACAAGAAAGACATCCCTGAAGGTTGTCAAAAAGATGGTTACGCATCAAACGAGTACATCACGACATACTTAAATAAAGGGAATAGATATATGTATGTCCATGAAGGCAAAGAGATCTCCACCATATGGACCGAAGAACTAGATGATTGATGAACTTAAAAAAGCTGAAGAGCAACTACAGGAGGCTATAAAGAAAAGAAGTGATAGGTATCGGATGATTCAAGATATGACAATCTCTGCTACTAAAACCGCAGGGATAATGAAGGGAATCAAAATATTGAATTCACAAATAACTTCATTTCAAAATAATGTCAATACGATCAAAGATCTTATGGGTTATCACCAAGACGAAATAAAAAAAACTGAACTAAAGAAAAAAACAACAATATGAAGAAGATTAAGCTAACAAAGCAAAGCGATGCGGTAAGAGAGATGACAGAGACATACATTATTGAATGGGATACTCCAAGTGGCA